TGGTTCGAGTGGTCTCGATGGCCCCAGTGGTCCGAGTGGGTCAAATGCAACAAATCAAGTTCGGATCGGTTGTTTTACGTGTCCGGCTGCCACAGGAAACTACTTAGTTACCGGACTTGGTTTTCGGCCGAAGGCAGTGAAGTTTTGGGTGTCGAAGGGACCAGGCGTCCAGACACATTTTTGTTGTTGTCAAGGTATGATGGATGCTGCCGGGAATCAAAACTCCATGACAAGGGCGGGCGTATTCAGCAACATTTTTAAGGGAGATAGTCGAATTGATTTGTGCATCTACACGATCAATTCGTCCGGTAACTCACAAGTGACAGGTGGTTTTGTTTCGATGGATGCAGATGGATTCACCCTCAATTTTACAGTGGTGAATACTGCGTTCATTGTTCGTTGGGAAGCAATCGGTTAAGGAACAAATATAATGGCATACACGACACCACAATTCCCCGATCAGGTTTGGGAAGGTGATTCCATCAATCCTGAACGTCAGGGCACAATAAGTGACCGTGATCCCAATTCACAAGACTGGGATCAGATTGTGGCAGAAGTACGTGCCACGCAGACGAAGGTATTGGAACTTGCAGCCGGAGAGGTTGGGGAATTTGCGACGGGTCCAAGTGGCCCGAGTGGCCCGACTGGCCCTAGTGGTCCCAATGGTCCCAGTGGTCCCAATGGTCCCAGCGGTCCCGATGGCCCCAGTGGTCCGAGTGGTGCGGATTCATCTGTGAGCGGTCCTAGTGGTCCAACAGGTCCGAGCGGCCCGAGTGGTGCAGATTCATCTGTGAGCGGTCCTAGCGGCCCGGATGGCCCGAGCGGCCCGGATGGCCCGAGCGGCCCGGATGGCCCGAGCGGCCCGGATGGCCCGAGCGGTCCCGATGGCCCCAGCGGCCCGGACGGCCCGAGTGGCCCGGATGGCCCGAGTGGTCCTAGCGGCCCCAGTGGTCCCGATGGACCCAGTGGTCCTAGCGGCCCGGATGGCCCGAGTGGCCCGGATGGCCCGAGTGGCCCGGATGGCCCGAGTGGTCCTAGCGGTCCTAGCGGTCCTAGCGGCCCGGACGGCCCGGATGGACCCAGCGGTCCTGATGGCCCGAGCGGTCCCGATGGTCCTAGCGGTCCTGATGGCCCGAGCGGTCCTAGCGGTCCTGATGGACCCAGCGGCCCGGATGGACCCAGCGGCCCGGATGGACCCAGCGGTCCCGATGGTCCTAGCGGCCCGGATGGCCCGAGTGGCCCGGATGGCCCGAGCGGTCCCGATGGACCCAGCGGTCCTAGCGGCCCGGATGGCCCGAGTGGCCCGAGTGGCCCGAGTGGCCCGAGTGGTGCGGATTCGTTTGTGAGTGGTCCAAGTGGCCCAGACGGACCCAGCGGACCAAGTGGCCCGGAAGGTCCAAGTGGCGGGCCAACAGGTCCGAGTGGTCCCGATGGTCCGACTGGTCCCAGTGGTCCGAGCGGTCCTGATGGCCCGACTGGCCCCAGTGGTCCGAGTGGTCCAGCAAATGTTCCTGATTCTTCGGGTTTGGGTGATGGGGATTGGATGTTGAATGTCACCAGTGGTGTGGCAACTTGGGTCGCACATACGTAAACAATCAGAGAGGCGGCCGGAGTATGTATACTCCGGCCGCCTAAAGGACGCCTATGTTTCATGTCGTCGGGTTGCCGAGTACGCGGACATCAGGACAAAGTGAATGTCAGTTTACAGCATTGACGGGCAACTTCATTCGGATGATGAAGTCCTTGGGGCATCAAGTCATTCACTATGGTATGGGATGTGATGAAGTCTGTGACGAGGATGTTGTGCTTGGACAAGCGGTGCCGATGGATTGGACCGGGAAGTTTGCTTACTGGCCAGTATTTAACAAGGCTGTGGCAACTGAGATCAATAAACGAAAACAACGAGGCGACTTTGTTTGCGTCATCAATGGTCGATTGAATCAAGTATTGGCTTCGATTGCTGACGTGATGGTTGTCGAATACGCCATAGGTTACAATGGCACTTTTGCCAAGTATCGCGTATTCGCGTCATACGCACACATGCACAAGGTTTGGGGTGCCGAAGGTAGTTTTGATCCTGACGGTAAATTCTATGACGTGTCGATTCCACATTATCTGGACCCGGCCGCATACCCGATGGGAGAGAAGGGGGATTATTACCTTTACATTGGACGTTTGACACATCGGAAAGGTGTTGACATCGCAGTTGAAACCTGCAAGCGCCTTGGACTCGGACTGAAATTGGCCGGGTTGGGTGAACGATACGATGCTGAACACGTTGGGTTTGTGACGGGAGCAGAACGGCTTCGTTTATATCAAGGTGCAATTGCAACTTTTGCTCCAACCTTGTATGTCGAGCCTTTTAACATGACGGTGCTGGAAGCACAGATGACTGGTACGCCAGTTATCTCGACTGACTGGGGAAGTTATCCTGAATTAGTTGAACACGGTAAGACAGGATACCGTTGCCGGACGTTGGAACAATTCATGTGGGCGGCCCAACACGTACAAGAACTGAACCCAGAGTACATTCGACAACGAGCCATTGCGAATTACAGTCTGGATCGGGTTCGTTGGATGTACGACGAATACTTCAAGATGCTTTTTGACCTGTGGGACAAAGGGTGGTACACGGAACGCAAACGAACTGAATTGGATTGGTTGGTGAAGGCATGATCGACTCGACCTTCTACGGTACGCTGCTTGAAGCGGATGATTACTTCGCCCACCGTCTCCATGAGACGGCTTGGACGGATGCGTCTGCTGCCAATCACACCAAGGCGTTGTTCGCGGCCCGATGCGTCATTGACGCCTTGAATTACAAGGGATACAAAGCAACCGTTTACACACTCTTGCAGGCAAATCCGTCTGCAACGCAGACGGAGATTCAGACCGCCGAAGCGGCTCAACCATTGGAGTTTCCAAGGGGCGCTGACGCAGTAGTCCCGGAAGCCATCCGCATTGCAGCGTATGAGATTGCGTACGCGCTGCTTGACGGTAAAGACCCTGAGTTGGAGTTGGAGAATCTGGCGGTCAGTGCGATGGGGTACGGGGCGGTGAAGACCAGCTACGAGCGGTCACAACTGCCAATTGAGCATGTGATAAATCTTTGCCCCTCGTCATCGGCTTGGCGACTTCTCAGACCATTTTTAAGAGACAGTGACGCGCTCAAGATGAGTCGGTTGTCGTAATGCACTGTCTTTACATTGTCACGAACCTTGTCAATTGGAAGATGTACGTTGGCATCACGACTAATCCAGCATTGCGATGGTGTAAGCATCGAAATGGACATGGTTCATATCTTGTAAAAGCGGCGATTGCCAAATATGGTATTGAAAATTTCCGCTTTACTGTGATCTATCAGAGTTGCGACGGAGAGTGTGTGAAATGGATGGAACAACAGGCGATTGCCGAGTTAAAGACTGAGGCACCATTTGGATACAATCGCAATTCTGGTGGAGGCGGCGCACCAAAAGGTGTAAAACCATCGGTAGAGATTGTGGCTCGACGGGCGGCGTCAAATCGTGGAAAGAAACGAGTTGCAGGTTTCGGGGAGCGGATGGCTGCAATTAACAAAGGGCGTAAACGAACAATTGGCGTGCGGCAACGATTATCAGAGATTCATCGAGGGCATCCAGGTTATCAACGACAACGTGATGCGGCAAGGCAGTTAATGAGTCGTTGTGTGCTTGTTGATAATGTGGCGTATCCCTCCATGAAAATAGCGGCGAGTCAAAATGGACTATCCTACTCGTCATTGCATAAGAGGTTTCGACGTTACGAAAAGTCTGGTTCCTTTCCTACGGGTTGGGCTTACTTATCGTGACTGAGTGTTCGTTACCAGCTTTCGCTGGGTCAGGGCCACCGAGACTCGAATCGGCGGGATACCTGCTAGAATCATTCGAGGGTTTGGAGAAATGCTATGTATCAGTCTCGTCCGTGGGAGTCTTGTTTTGAGGGTGAAGATGCTGCCGCCGCTGCCGCTGCCGCTGCCGTTGCTGCTGCCGCTGCTGTTGCTGCCACTGCTGGTGCCGTTACTGGCGGCACGACCTTTACCCAGGATGACCTGAATCGTATTCTTGCCGAGGATAAGCGCAAGCATCAGGTGCAGTTGCAAAAGATGGAGTTGCAACTGACGGAATTGACGAAGAGCAAGAGTTTGACCGATCAGGAGCGAGCGACCTTGAAGGAGAATCTGGACGCCATCGCCGGTCAGTTGCGTACCAAGGAACAACAGGCTCAGTTGGAAAAGCGTCAGATGGAAGAGGCGCACGCAGCCAAGATGACTGAGGCTGACGAGAAGGCCCGTGTGTGGGAGTCTTTGTATCGAGATTCCACTATCGACCGTTCATTGCAGGATGCGGCTGTGAAGCATGAGGCTTTCAATACGGCGCAGATGATTACACAATTGCGGCCGTGGACCCGTCTCATTGAGGTCATGGAGGAGAAGACGGGTAAAGGCACGGGCAAGTATAAGCCCGTGGTTGACATGCCGGACGTGGATGCCACCACGAACGAGCAAGTGATTATGACCCGCTCACCCGAGGAAGCCGTGAAGCGTATGAAGGAGTTGCCCGAGTGGGCCAACCTCTTCAAGTCCGGGGTGGTTTCGGGGATCGGTTCGAGTTCGGCTACCGGTGGCCTCATACCGGGTCAAGGCGGCAAGATCGACGTGCGGAAATTGACTCCGCAACAGTATCGTGAAATCCGAAGCAAGAACCCTGAATTGCTCGGACTCGCTCCCAAGCGCCGCTAGTCCCCAGGGGAGTGGTGAACTGAGTCAAACAAAACAAGGAGATTCACATGAATCGTCTGTACCAAAACCGGGCTTTCGTGGCTTGCTACGAGAACGTCCTGGATGCCTACATTCCTGAGCTTGATTAACCCAAGGCTCCTTTGGTTGGTGACAATCAATGAAACAACAGGGCTATATGCTGGAAACACCGAGTATGCACCAGTACGCGATGCGTGAAAATCTGAGTGCTGCGGTCAATCAGCAGGGAAGACCCGAAAGGGAACCCTCAACGACTGAACGCCCTGCCCCGAAACGAAAGAGAGTTGCAACGAAGATTAGCGAAGGTTTCCACTATGACATTCCGACAAGAGGTTGGAAGCGCACAATCAAGGATGGACGAGCGTGGTGTACGGATTGTTCGACGTGGAAATTGGTGACAGAGTTTTGCAGTGTTAAGGATTGTCCGTATCATTACTGTAAAGTTTGTCAACGGTTGCATAAAGCAATGTCTCGGTATTCAATGACGCGAGATGAAGTTGTGCGACTGTACGCGATTGGTCAGTGTGAATGTTGTGGTTCAGGATTCAAGAATCAACAACATAAACATATCCACCATGTTGATGGAGTTGTTCGCGGCGTGATATGTTTAACGTGCAATCATCTTTTACGGGATGAATCAACAGAACATCTTCAACGGTTGGAGTGTTGTGTAAGATTTATCAAAGATCGGGTGAAGATATAGTCTGAACCTTGCAGCGATGCAAGGAGGCGGACAGAAATGATCCGCCCGACTCGAAAGAGTTGGTAACAGATTGTTGGGCACAGGAAGGCTTGGCCATTCTCGAAGAGAACATGGTCATGGCTAACCTCGTCCATCGTGACTTTGAGAACGAAATCGCCAAGTTCGGCGATGTCGTGAACACCCGTCGTCCGGGTGAGTTCAAGATTCGCCGGAAGACCGATGGGACCACCCTCGTCCAGCAAGACGCCACCGCGACCAATGTGCCGGTGACTTTGGACCAGTGGTTCTATCAGAGTTTCGTGATCCGTGACGGGGAAGGCAGCAAGTCCTTCCAAGAATTGACCGACATTTACCTCCGACCCGCCATGCTGTCCATCAGCCGTGGCATCGACCGCGCCTTGCTCGGTCGCGTTCACGCTTACCTCGGCACTCCTGCCGCTGGTCGTGTGGGTCGGTTGGGTGGCTTGGCGGCTGCGACGGCCAGGGACTACTGCCTGGATGCTCGTGAGCGGTTGAACGTCAACAAGGCTCCCGTGGATGGGCGTCGGCTCGTCCTGGCTCCGGGTAGCGAGACTGCCATGCTCAAGACGGAACTGTTCATCAGGGCCGATCAGCGTGGTGATGGTGGATCAGCGTTGGAAAACGCCATCCTCGGCCGTATCCTCGGTTTCGACACCTACATGGATCAGAACGTGAACAACGTCCTGACGGGTGCGGATGTTGACGCAGGCCCCCTGACACTCGTTGCTGGTCAGGATGCCGGTTACGCCGGGGCTTTCAATATCGTGGTCACTGGGTTCGCTGGCGAGTATCTGAATATCGCTGGCAACGATCAACCCACCTGGATGCTCGATAAGACTTCCGGCGCGGTTGTTCTCAACGAACCCCTCAAGAATACCGTGCTGACCAGTGCGGTAGTCACGCGCTACAAGAAGATTGGTGTAGCGGCTGATTACGCCAAGGGTTGGAGCAAGGGTATCGTCCTTGATACCTACACCACGGCCAAGGCTCCGCAAGTTGGCCAGTTGCTCTCCTTTGGGGTAACCCTCAATGGGCGGCATACCTATACGGTCATCGAGTCTGAGGACGCTGGTACGACTTGCACGGTGTACCTGGATCGGCCATTGGAGATTGCGGTGGTCAACACGGACACCGCATACCCCGGCCCATACGGTGCGTTGAACCTGGCGTTCCATCGGGACGCCCTGGCGCTCATCACCCGGCCGTTGGCTCTGCCCGACAGCCGCATGGGTGTCATGGCCGCCGTGGTTCCTCACAACGGCATCGGGATGCGCGTGCTCATGCAGTACGACATCAACGCCGGTGGCACCGTGGTCAACTGCGACATCCTCGCGGGTGTGGCGGTTCTGAACGCTGCCCTCTGCGTTCCGGTGCTCGGCTAATCCTGTCTGAGCGAGTTTCCGGCCGCCCGGCCGGACCTACCGACCGGGCGGCTTTACCATCAACTGCGGTGAATGGAGACACCAATGGACGTGTTTATCGACGCCATTTCATTGCTCAAGCAATATGGCCCTCTGGTTCTGGTTGTTGCCTTCTTTCTTTGGCAAAACTGGGTCCGTGAGTGCCGTATGACTAAGCGCATCGAGAAATTGGAAGACGAGCAGCGAAACGTGTTGATGCCGCTTGTCGAACGATGCGCAGACGTGATTGCTCAAAACACGATGATGATGGAACGATTGGAGAAGGCTCTGGAAAAGTAATGACGTATCCCGCTAACTACAGCTTGAATCAACAGATTCGTCACGTATTGTACGCCTTGAAGCGGCAGTACGGGGGTGCGATTACCGTATACCAGAATGGCACGGTGACTACGGATACGAAAACCGGTGAAGTGACTCGAACGAAGACGGCAACCCGGATTCATCGAGCGGTCGTTCTGCCTGTTACGATCAGTCGAGAATTGAAGCAGAGCATTTCGGTGATTTCTGCCAATAAGATGACGGTGACGGGTGGATATTTTGAGGTTGGAAAACGGTTGTTCATCATCGAACGCCGCGATGCTCCCAATCTCGCGTTACAAGAGTGTGATTGGATTGGTTACAACAGCAGGAAGTATGCCATTGAGAATTTTGAGGAGTACGAGTTTGATACGGCATACGTCGTTACCGGGAAAGAAATGCCCGGTGAACCACTTGGTATTGAAGGCTCCGTTATGGAGATCAATGCTGACGATGATCTTGCTCTTAACTCGGTTGCAAGGAGGATATAATGTCTGCCAATCCTAATTGGGCACGCTGGGTTTTCGCATCCGTAGCCACCTACTTGAAAGGTATCGCGGACAGTCAGACTCTTCCAGTTTTGGTGGAGGGTCTGCATGAGCGCACGACTGCATTTACACACGCCACGGATCGGTGTGAAGTGCGCATTACAGGGCCTTTTACGAAGGAACTGAGTCGCAATTATTTCCGTGTTGAAGTAATTGTGAACGTCTTGTTCCAAAGTCGTAACGACGAGGGCAAGAATCAGTACGACATCATCAAGAAGGTTGGCGTGTTTCACGAAGCAATGGATGGCTCCATCGCAATCTTCAAGTATGGAAATGAACCTGGTGACGACGAGCATGAATTGGTTGGTTGTTTGTCGCCAGCGCAGGGACGCAATGACACCATTCGCGTCATGCACTTTGGGCAAGTTGATCCGACCAACAAGTTGAAGCAGTCAATGGTTGACGCTCGCTACGTGATGGAACTTTCCAACAACGAATAACAGGAGAAACTGAACATGGCTCGCATTGAACTACGCGATTGCGATGTCATTTTCCAAGACGGTCTCGCGGGGGTGGGAGCATTGACGGCTTCCCCGCCTGTGGCAACCGATACGGATTTGGACATCGACTCTGTTGTCTTGAACACCGTGGACACTGATAAAGTGCCCCTGGGTGCTCGTTTTACCGTGGACGGCGAGACAGCCGACACGATTCACGTCGTCACCGCGCGCACTGCCGCCCCATCTGGTGGTGTCAACGCTAAGCAGTCAGTCGGCATCTCGGCGACTGGCGGCCATTTCCATTTGACATGGGGTGGTAAGACGACTGATGCCATTGCCTTCGATGCCGATGCGGCGGCCGTTAAGACGGCTCTCGTGGCAATGGAAGATGGTTACACGACCGACGACTGGGCTGTTACTGGCACAGCCGGAGCGTGGGTCGTCGAGTTCAAGGGTGTCTTGGGTGCAACACCCCAACCTCTCTTGGTCGGCGACGGTTCGGCTCTTACTGGTGGAACCACGGTTGTAACCGTGGCGACTACGCAGGCTGGTGTCGTGCCTTTGGCGACAACCAACATTGCTTTCACTCCCGCTCTTGGAGCAGGCACGTATGTCGATGATGGCGTCGTGACTTTCTTGCCACAACAGTTGGACATCAAAGTGGGTGACGGCAATATCACTTACACCGAGCACAAGACTCACGAATACCTGTTGGACCGAGGCGACTTGGATACCGTCAGGGAAGGGAATCAAGTGCCGATGGACGTGAAGATGGAGGCTGTTTACGAACACATCACTCAAGGAACGAGTGAACCAGTCAGTCCGATGGATGCGTTGAAGGGTATTGGCGGTGCGGCTGAGTGGGTCAGCGCATCCACCGATCAGTGTGAACCCTATGCCATCGACCTGATTGTTCTTCACACGCCGCCGTGTGGCACGTCTGAGAATGAGCGAACCACATTCCCGGACTTCCGCGCCGACACGAAGGAAGTGAATTTCAAGGAAGCGTCGATTTCGGTTACGGGCAAATGCAACGTGACTGAACCGATTGTGGAGCGGGACGTGGAATAGTCCTGTGAACGCTGAATACGGTAAGGTTGGCACGATGTCAACCTTACCTTTCTTTCTCCGCGAGGGAAATGAACATGAAGATCGCTGGTGTTGATCCTAAGTCTCTGAGTACAGAAATCATCTTGGTGCTACCGCGTGGTGAACAGAACCTCGTGTTTCGTGCCAAGGGTCTGCCGAATATGGACGAGTTTACGGCACTGTGCCCGACGCCGAAACCGCCAGGAAAACTTACCAAGGACGGTTGGGTTGCTAATGTAAACGATCCTACCTATCAACAGATTCTCGGTGAGTGGGCAAAGAAGCGACTTGGCTACATGGTCGTCAAGTCTCTGACTCCATCCGAGATTGAATGGGATACAGTCAAGGAGGGTGATCCCCGTACCTGGTCGAATTGGGAAAAGGATTTGAGTGCGGCGATGCTAACACAGGTTGAATCCAACCGTGTGTTGGCTCTTGTCTTGGAGGCAAATGCACTTGACGACGATAAACTGGCAAAGGCCCGCGAGGTTTTTCTTGCTGGTCAGGGACCAATGCCCGCCGAATACTCTGGCCCCCAGAACGAACCGGCGAGTACGCTGTCTGGCGAGCCTGTGAACGGCTAGGCATACGACCACCTGGCGTCAAAGACTCATGGGATGACTGTGGTGTTGAGACGCAAGCACTCGTTATTGCTTACAATCAGATTTGTAGCCATGACGAGGCAGAGTGGGAGGCTCAATTGGCTGGGGCACGGACGCCTTTTGGGGTTGCCCCAGTGCCGAAAGGTTCCTGACCATGAAGTTTGTGCCAAAGTTCGTCGCGCCTCGCT